GTAGCCATTTTAGCATAACCAGACATAACTACAGAATCCATATATTCTAACCTAAAGCTGAGCTTTTTAGTGGGATCAAAGTAAACACCTACATTACTACCACCAGCTATAATAGCTTTGTCTGGGTTGTAGATATGACCAAACAGCTTATTATTACTTTCAGTAAATGGTATTGAAACCGTCTTACTCCAGTCAGATATAATAGCTGTTGGATCAGACAAATCCTCAAAGGTTTTTGTAATTGGGAAGGAAGTAGAGCCATTAAGCTCCACTTCCTAATTTTCAATAAATAATCTAGTCTGCATATTAAGAAAGTATGGTTTGTGGTTTAGCCGCTTCTAAGTTCAGAGTAATATTCAGAAGCTGCTTACTGTTTTTCCAGTTCTTCTCTGTAAAGCTACTATCTGTAATAGTTACCAGATAAGAAACATTCTTTTCTGTATCGTATAGCTTAAGGTATGGGGAAATGAATATACTTTCGTAGTATGGGTAGTTTTCTTCATCTATCCAGCCGCTACTAATTTCCCATTTAGGCTGTACTACATTCTGAATTAGCTTCTTCTCGTTTTTATAGGTTACAATGTTATTCCTAGTAAAGCTTTCTTTGTAAACAAACTTACCAGTAAAAGCTTGTGACTGAATACCACCGTATCTATCCTACCACTACAAGTAATATCTAGCTGGACATTCATCCAGTATAGCTGTATGCTGAAGTGTATGCTTACCAAACACCCAATTTTTAGCAAATGAATAGGTTATATTGTGAACTTTGGTATTATTACTAAAGTCTACTTCCAAAGTATAGTACTAGCCTTCTTCTAGGTTAAGGCTACTTAAAGCCCACTATGCAAAACCTACCTCATTATTATCAGCCTCTACTGTACTATTTCTAAAAGAAACTTCTAAGTACTTCATTTCTGGGTTATATACAAAGCTGATCCTAGCTTTACCACTTGTACCACTATTAGTAGTAGTTTGGATATACCTAGAACTACCATCAATCACCCCTAGCTGGATATATTCAGCTACATAAGGAAGCCTAATCGCATTATCCGCTGATTTGGAAATTACAGAATACCCTTTACCATTCCAGCTTTTAATAGTAGGCGCAGCTAGTAAACCAGAATAGTTCAAGCTTTCACAAGTCTTTTCAACAGCTTGCATAGAAACCTCACCAAAGGTAAATAATTTAACCCCATTACTTTCTGGGATCGTACTGGTAGCAGCTATATTAAACTGGCTAGCTACATCAGTCGCAGCTTCTACTTCTAATGTTATGCTAGTCTTTCTATTTGCCAGAGCTGTTATTAGTGGGTTTGCAATATCAGTAACAAAATAAGGCTGCACTTTATCCATCCACAGCCTTAAGATCTAAATCATTTGCTAAGGGGGAACTGCAACATTATAAGTAATATTGTCTATTTTAAGGTTATAGCGGTTGTAAGTAAAACCACCTAAAGAAACATCTAAGTTATTACCCAGAAAATAAAGCTCGCTAAGTGGAAGGTATGAGTTATTAGGAATGGTAGTAGTTTCTCCATTCGGTAACATAACTGGAACTTCCTCATTCTCGCTAACCAGCATTACACCTACACCATATTCTGTAGTATCTACTTTAGGGTAATGGGGTAAGAAAGTAGTTTCAAATAAAGCTACATCTTCACCACTCAAAGAAAATACACTTTTTACCTTTGTAGACTGTAATAGTGGCATATAGGAATAGTTAAAGAAATCTTTGTTAATATGGTAAGTATCACTTGTATTAGTGGGGTATCTGAAAATATGGGCTACTTCTTCAGAAGCACTAACTTCTTTATTGTCTATATGAACTGTAACAGTATAAGTACTAAAGATTTTTACATCGACATTATAAGAAGCTGTGTATTCAAAGAAATCCCTACCATCATACCTATAGTGAGCGCATATATCCGTAATATCGAAGTCTTTTCTGTAATCACCAGCTTCTAGATATGTATACCCACTAAACACTAGCACACCATCCTTTTTAACAGTATAATAGTACTGTCCACTTTCATTAGGGTATAGGTTATTCAGTCTTATTTTAATATCCTCGTCTAAGTATGTCATAGTTCTTCTAATTCTTCGTTTATTTCTAGTTCTAGTTGCTGGTCTATCAAAGCTACCAATTTATCTATTAAGTCTTCTGCACTATCTATAGCTTCCTACAGAAGTGGTCTGGGATCTATTCCCACTAGGTAAATTTTCCGACTGATCAAATAAGCTAGCTAGTCTTTTGTGGGAACTTTACCGTTAATAGCTTTGGGTATTACTGGCTTTATATCTATCCACTTTCTAATAGCTGAAATTGGGGGATAGCTACCAGCCTTCCTACCTTTCTCTACATACTTCCAGTAGTCTTGTAAATGGAAGTATACTTCAAAGAAGCTACCTGACATTTCACAAGTAACTTTGAAGTCACGAAGCTTACCACTAGCTACAGCATCATCTTCTGTAAGCTTATCCTTATACAGCTAAGCTATCTGAGCTGCTACTTCCTGCATTTCCTTTGTTATTTCCATTTCTGCTACATTCGTTTAATTTGCTGTTCTTCAAGTTTGGCTTTATCAATACTCCACGAAACTACAGTAAGCACAGTAGATATAGGTAATTCTAGAACTTCAGTTAATGAATGGTTTGTAACTTCTACAGCCTTTAAGACATAGTTAAGCAGTCCATACTTCTACATACCCTATAAAGCTGTTTCGCTAGCTGGAGCTTCTTCTTCATCGGTAAGCCCTTCATCATCTCCAGAAAAGAATAAACCATTATAGTTTTCTGTAATTCGTTTAACCTATTGAGTAAAAAAAAAGCTATGCAGTTCACATCCAGTATACAAAGCTCTTCCATATCAGCTAGCACAGTTTCCCGATCGTCACCGTACTTTTTACCTTTAGGAATAAGGAAGCAAGCTAGAGCTTTAGCTATGTTACTAACATCTTTACTATATTCCGTAAAGTCCCAAAATTGGGAAGTAGTCATATCCTCTATTTCTGGGGATAAGGTGTAGGTGTGGTTATTTATAACATACTTCTTCTTAATACTAACCTTTGGCATAGGGGTATTTAATAAAGCTGTTATTTGGTTAATGTAATGGTCTATTTGGGTAATCGGTATTTCTTCTATATCTTTACCCAGAATAATTTTAACTAGCTTACCAGCCTTCTCATATTCAGTACAGTTAGCTGTATAAGCTTCCTAGATTTGTAGGTATTGTTTAAGTGTTATTTGATTCCAGTTCATCAGTATTTATTTGGTCTATTTGTTTGTCTATATCTTCAAATGGTACACTATACTTAAAACCACCTATATAGTCTGGCTACTTCGCTAAGGTAGCTAGTTCATTCCATAGCTCTGGGTGATTCTTCTTTAGGCTAGCCATTTCAGTTAGCTTAGCATTAGGACAAAACCAACAGCCGCCCCTATTAGCAGTAGAATAGATAGGAGAAAGCAAACCATACTCTTTACATAATTCAGTAGCCATTTCTTCTGTATATTTGTACTTCTCCAGTAAGCTTACTTTCGTTTTGTCTTTGTGCATTCTGGCTAACCGTTTTGGCTCATCTATAGCTATACCGATATACTAGGTAATATCATCATTGAACTACTTATAAAACCGTCTGATCGGAACTACTTTAGCCCTACTATTTAGTATACACATACCACCTAAAAGAAAGCCCTGCTTCTTACCTATTCTTTCTGGATATTTTGAGCTTTTAATGATATGGTTAAACTAGTGTACATAGTCTGTATCGGTATTTTTAACTATGTAAACTGGACAGCCCATAGCTTCTAGTTTAGGCTTAGCTACATTCTTGATCCAGTCTATATGCTCTGGAACTTCCCCAGAAATCCCCCTTTCATTATCAAACATTACTTCAGCAAATACAGCCCCATCAAGCGGCTCATTATGCAGCAAAGCCAGTAATACAGTAGCTATGCTGTCTTTGCCAAAGCTACAACTTACAAAGTATTTCATCGTATGCAGTAATTAGCTTTTGTTATACAGTCTAAAGCTAGCATAGTAGCTATAATTAAGTCATCGTGGTAGCCAGCCGCAGCATTATAAGTAAGCTTACCAGAAGTAGAAACCTTACTTTCATACATTGAAAGCTAGGTACATAAATCCTTATCATTTAATAAGGAAATATCCTTATTCTAAATAGCTACCTATAGTGTATTTACTAGCCGCTGTTTACTAGTATTACTAGTATTAAAGCCAATAAGCATAACTGGTAAATGTTCAGCCTTTATAGCTTTATCTAGTAAGCCCCAGAATACTTTACCTATTGAATTAGTTTCTACTTGCACCTTCAAAGGTTTATACTACTTCACTAGCTTTACTATTTCCTTTATTGTCTAAGTCTCATCTTTATCGCTCCAATGGTGTAAGCCTATCATTTGTCTACTATCATTGAAAATAGCTATAGCTGTTTCATCCTAGTTATTACCAGTTCCCCAGTCCACACCAAAGAAGCAGTTACCTTCTGTACTATAGCTGTCAGATAAGATAGGATCATAATCCCCAAATACACCAGATTCATTATCTAGGAACTCGCCTAAGAAGTCTGTTTTGAAGACATCTCTAGGTAAAGTCTTTCTGTAGTCTTCTAGGGTTTCAGCATCTAACAAAGCAGAAGTATCATACTCTGACCAGTCATAAGAAATAACCTTATTTCCATCCTCTAAGCCCAGCATATAATACTTATAAAAGAAGCCAGCTTTGTAGCGAGGTGTAGAACATATTAAAATAGGAGGACGATGTACATTTGTCCAAGCTACAGTAATGTTAAATACTTCATCTGGTATATATGCAGCTTCATCAATGCAGTAAATACCAGTAACAGTAAAACCACGCAAAGCTTCCTTCTGTTCAGCTGACTTGAATAGTATTTCACTACCAGTAGAAAGGTATATAGCTAGCCGCTGATCATTACTTTTCTTGTATACTGGGGAGTTACCTATTCCAGCTACTAGGTCTTTGTAAATTTTTCTAGCCTATTCCAATGTAGGAGAAAGGCAAATAGAAGTAGTGTTAGGGTTTTCTACAGCTGTCCTTAGTAATAACATCTGGAGCATTATACTTTTACCAGCCTACCGTTTAGACTTGCAGCAATGAATGTAGCCCTTCCAATGGTCACGAATACCCTATAAAACATTCTGCTACCAGCTAAACGGTTTGAAGCCAGTACTAATCTGTTTAACAGCCATACTTAAAAGTCAAACTGGAATACAATAGGCTCATCAGAGGTAATATTTACCTTCTGTTCATAAGCACCGATACTCTTTTGCTGTATGTCTATAGCCTTCAAAGCATTCTTTCTGTCACCTTCAGCTATGGCTTCACTATACAGCTGATCTAAGCGAGCAATGTTAATATTTTTCATATCTTCTTTATAGTCACCAGAACTCATATAAGAGAGAGATTCACTAATATAAGTTCTTAATGTAGCTGGAGCTAAATGCCATTCTTCAGAATACTTAGCTATAATTTCTGGGTATGTCTTACCCTTCGCTACTTCTTCAAAGATTAGATGTCTTCTTGCTTCCATTTTTGCTTTTGTTACTCCCATTCTCATAGTTAAAATACAGTTTACCTAAGTTAGTACACATCTGTAGTACACACTCGCCACAGTTTTTATTAGTTAGCTTGTAACCTAAGCTACTATAGATAGCTGCTAAGGCTTCCACTTCTGAAGCTGTCAAGCTTCTAATGTAATGCTTATTATAAGCTGTAGCTAGGTGTGCTTCAAATTGCTTTAATTTTTTATATGTTTCTTTTGTCATAAGTCTAGCTTTTTATATAGCCAGCTAACTAGTTTAGCTAGCAAATCCTTCATCAGTTGTAATAGAATCCTTATTCCTTCAGTTCCATAAGCCAGTAAGCAAACCAGACATATATAAGGAATAGTAAAGCTGGCATTTAATAGCAAGTAAACTATACCCAGCCAGAAGGTCAAACATAAGCTACAAGTGAAAGGCTTTAAGCTATAGTTTGTAGTGGTTAGTTTGCCTTTAGTTAGTAGGTAAGATAGTAGGCTTTTAAGGGTATAGCTGAAGCCAGATAAGTCTACAATGAAGACAGTAATAACTGCTAGTAAAATTAGTTTAGTTATCATAATACTCCCTTATCTTTTTTTTGATATTGTACATATAAGTATAGTAAGAAGTAGCTGCAAGATTCAGCTCTTGCAGCTTCTTCTCAGTAGTGCTATCATCAAAGAAATAGTAAACAAATAAATTCCGTTCCCAGACTTCTAAACGGTTAAGAATAATGTGCCAAGTCTTCAAGCTTTTCTAGATAGTCTGGTATTCTTCTTCATCGTAATCTTCCAGTAGCTATAGCCTAGCTATTTCTGACTATAGGAAGGCTACCTCTTGATTAGCTTGCTTAAGGTATTCTTCAATCTATGGTATCGGTTTCTTCATACTTTGGCTAGGTTATTCTGTCTGGCATTTCTTCTGTATCTTCATACACTAACCACTCGGTTTCAGTTAGGTATTCTTCACCCCTATAAGGTATCTTAATATGGTAGTAAGCATTAGAAGTAACACTCTTTAAGTTATTCTTGATCAACTTTACTACAAAGGCATAAAGGATAGGCTTACCCTAGCTATAAAGGTCATCCCACTTTTCTTGTGTTATTTCACATAGCTATAACCATATTTCTTGTATGTATTCCCTAACCAGCTCATTTGTTATAGGCTTCCTAAGTATAGCTGTAGTAAACCATTCTACAGCATTAGTCTTCTGGATAAAGCTAAGCACCTCATCCCTATTTGAGCTAGCTAGGGGTATCTTAGTAGGCTCTACACGAGCATAGTACCATTTATTCTGTCTCATAGCTATATACTTTATCTAGGTTGTAGTGTATAAAGGTCTTCTACACTAGGCTATTATCTGCAAAGCTAGTAGTATGCTAAGCTACTTTAGCTGTCTGTCCTTTAGGAGTGAATATGTCACTAATAGCCCAGCAATCAGTAAAGAAGGTTACTAGGTAAGCTTTGCTATACTAGTTCATATCCTTTATAAAGCAGTTCAGCTTATACTACTCCATAATGGTATCTTTGTATAAGGTAGAAGGTACATTCCGCTACTTAAGTTCAAAGCGGTATTGCTGTTGGTTTTTGTAAGCTACTAGGTCATAGTAGCAGTACTAATCTGTTTCACTAATGTTAGTGAAACCCTAAGCCTATAAGAAGGCTGTAAAACGGTCTTTAGAAGTGTGATCAATCTGCATAGTGTTTAAGTTTTTCTACTAGGTTAAACAGTTTTCCATATACCCAGCTATGGGTATCAACATAGCGAAGTAATAAGCTCATACTAAGCTCAGTTAAAAGAAGGTTGTAAAGAAATTTTAGTTTTTTCATAACATATATATATAAGGTGTGTTAGTTTCTGGTTTCGGTTTAGCTAACAGTCCAGCTTCTATAATCTGGAGAATATGTAGCTTTCTATGGTATGGGGCTTCTAAGCTATCCAGCCAGTCCAGCTGTTTCTGGATCTTGCTGTTACCGTCTAGCTGTCTAAGATCAGTAACCTTCTGATCATAGGCTTTCTGGTTAGCTTCTTCAGCTAGGTTAGGGAAGTAGGCTGTATTAAGCTTATTGTCTACCAGTACACCAGCTTCTGTTAAATGCTGCATATACCTTTTACAAGCTTTCTGATCAACACCAGTAGCTTTAGCTATTGCATAGTAAGAAGTGGGTATTTCCTTCATAAAAGCTAGTAGTACAGCAAAGCCCTTCTCATTAGCTGTAAGGCTAGTAAGGTTGAGGAAGTCATTAGCTACTGCTTCAAACTTGCTTTCTTCTATTCTTTCTAGGATATGGTATGTATTGTAGAAGCTACCATTATCCTTCTTTTCCATAGCTACATAAATGTAGCCCTTAGCTACAAGTGCCTTCCTACACTTATCAAAAGTGGGCTCAGTCATTTCTTCTACACCAGCTGCATTACTTCTAAGAAACTTCTTATTATAGCCCCTAGTGCTACCAGAATACATATTCAGCTTAAGGTATAGGTAGATTTCTTTAAGCTCTAGATCAGCTAAGGAATGGTAAGCTATTTGGAATGTCTTTTTAATTCTTTCAGTTCTCATATTCATTATATTCTTTGTTACTATTATAGTATAAACATTTTATTAAAAAAATAAAAAAATAGCTAGTAAGATTTGCTGGATAAAACTAGCTTTAACTGGGGCTTCTAGTGGTTTGGCTGAAGGTCTTTGAAAAAAGCTGCATTTCACCCCCAGCTGAAGCGGCTAATTTTGAAAAAGCTGGTGAGGGGGTTTTTGTGGAAGCGGACTGGAAGGAAGCTTCCTATAAGTATTGTATTATATAGTATTGTATTAGGGGGGTAAAAAATACCACGAGTGAGGGGGTAAAAAAAACCACTACCAGATTTAGCTGGTAAAGTGGGCTGTTTTGTGACTGATTTTGTGACCAGATTAAGCTTCGTTTCTGCTAATCTGCTTCCCTTCAAGCTCTTAGCTAGCTGGGTACAAGTTACTAATATACTATGCTCCTCAAATCTACTACAAAGATAGTACAAACTTACCAGATAAAAAAGAAGAAGCTCACTTCTGTAAGAAATGAACTTCAACCTTAAACCTAGTGCTTATCTTAGATATTCTGCTTATAAAGCCCCAGCTACTTCCTTTAGAATGGTGTTTCGCTGCAAGTGTGCGTATATAGCACTTGTAACCTTTGTGTTACTATGTCCAGCGCACTTACTAACTATATCTAGCCTTACACCACTATTTATTAGCTTAGTGCAGTAGGTCTTTCTAGCTAGGTGACTGTGAAGCTTACTATCTATTTCTTTAAGGTAAGTATTAAGCTTCTGGTTACTTATTCTAGGAAGCTGGTAGTTATACTTCTTAAGCACTTCTATAGCTATTGGAAGCAGTACACTAGTATAAGCTACCTTTGTCTTCTGTCTGGTCTTAGAAATGTAGTATACACCTTCTTCTATAGCTATGTCTTCTGGGCTAAGCTGTATCATATCTGCATAAGCTAAACCGCTTCCAGCTTGAAATAAGAATATATCCCTAACCCTTTCTAATCTGGGTGACAGTTCTAACTGTTGTAGCTGTTCTACCTCTTGATCAGTCAAGTATTCTATTACTTCCTTTGGCTTCTGTAGCTTGATCCCAGTAAAAGGGTTATGTTCCAGCATACGGTTAGCTAGTGCAAAGTCTATAGTAGCCTTCAGTAAATACATCTTATTATAAGCTGTACTTTCTTCATATCTGCTATACACTTCCCTTTGAAAGTCCAAAACATTAGCATTTGTCACCCCAATTTGCCCTCTGTTCACTACCATATAGAACATATCCCTAACAGCTTCATACTTCCTTACATATTCCTTCTTAGCCCCTCTGAGAATAATTGCATAATGTTCATTAAACAAATCCTCTACACTATACACCTTACTACCTCCATTCTTCAAGTAATTCTTCAAGCTGTCACTAGTTAAAGGCATACCACTTCTGGCTAGATCAGTAATAGCTTTATTCACATTCACCCTCATTACTTCCAAAAAGTCCTTCAAGTCATTGCTTCTTTTTGCAGCTACAAACTTCTTAAAGTCTTCTGGTCTTTCCTTTCTGGGTAGCTGGATAAATACTCGCTTACCGTCTAAGGTAATAGCTAACTCTACTGGTGCAAAGCCTTTCTTATCGGCTTTACTACTTCTGCAATAAAATTGGATATTCATAGTACTTAGTTATTTATCAGTTCTAGCTGCTTCATATACTTCTGTTTGGCTTTGCGTTCTATAGTCTGTAGCTATAGCAAGTTCTAAGCAAGCCATTTCAAATAGCTCTGAATAGAATAGGTCTTTATCCAGAATATTTACTTGCGCTTCATTGTTTACCGCTTGAGGGGCTAGGAAGCCTTCTTTACTTTCGTATGTAGTATATCTTATGGTAATGTCACCAGTAGAATAGTCTACATTTGCATCATTTAATATATAGGCTTTAGGGTTTGATCTAACCTTAGAAACAGCTATAGTTAATTCAGCCCCACCTTTATAAACTATCTTATAAAAGCCCTTCATTAGTGAAATAGGGTAATATTCTATTTTCTCTAATGTCTTATGGTAAATCTGTTCTAGTTCCTCATCTGATATATTTACCCAGTTCTTATCGGCTTCAATAGGCATAGCTTCAATTTCAGCTATTTCTCTATTTAAGTCTGCTAGTCTGGCTTGAAGGTCAAGCTTCTCCTTTTGTACTTTAGCTATTCTTTCACGAATGCTAGCTACTTCTTCTTCAACAGCTGCTATAAGGAAGTCATCTGTTAGCTTAAGCAGTTTAGAAGCTTGAGCTTTCATATCCTTCTCTAATGAAGCCACTTGTACATCTACATCAGATATTCTACCAGTAATACCAGCTTGCACCTCTTGAAGCTCAGCTACCTTTCTTCCAGAAGTTTCTTTTAAGAAGCTAGCTATTTCTGTGTATCGTTGCAAAAATAAAGCCTTTATAACAGAGTTAGTATAGTTGTATGAAACCTCATCTATACCAGAAGTACAATATCTTGGGCTGCTCTTATGTTCATTGCAGCTACATCTGTAAGTAAGTCTGGTAGTATTAGGATCTGGCTTTTTATTCTTCACTACCATAGCCCTTCCACACTTACAGCGAAGTATACCCTTTAATGGGTTTATGTATACCTTACCAGTAGAAACAAACCTATTATTAGTAGCTATCATTTCATTAGCTAAGTCCCATTGCGAAGGCTCTATAATAGGGGTAATATTTACGGTATAGTTTGTAGCTGTATCTACCATAGCTTTTCTTTCTCGCCTTCTGATACCTTTGTATAGTTCATTATGTATAATGTCACATACAGCTGCCTCGCAGGGAAAAAGTTTTCTAAATCTAATGTTACGATCAACAAAGTATTTAACTGCTTTATGTAGGGTATAGCCGCTAAGAATAAGCTCAAATAGCTTCTTAATATTAGCTACTTCTTCTGGGTTTTCTTCTAGTATATATCTAGGTCTATTAGAGTTCGGGTTAGCTACTTTATTATATCCATAGGGAACTCTACCATCTATAGCTGCATAAGGATTAGCTAAGAATAAAGCTATTTTACCGTCTAGCATTTTCTTCTTAATATCCTTTCTTTCTTGAGCAGCTCCCCACAGACCTACTACCAAAATAATTAGGTCTTGTAATGGAAGTACACTTCCGCCTGCATAAACGGTCTTATTATCTAGCAGGGTAATAGAAATGCCTTTAGAAAGTACACTTTGAATATCACTTAAAGTAGCTGTAATTTCATCTTGTCGGCTTAGACGGCTTAACTCAGAAACTACAATCATATCACAAGAAGAACTATTAAGCGCACACAGCTTTTTATAGCCTTCACGCTCATTACTTGCTCCAGATATACCAAAGTCAGTAATGATTTCTACAAGTTCGTAGCCTTCACTTTTGCAAAAGCTAGTGATGTTGTGTTTCTGTCTTTCTAAATCTTGGTTTGTGGTAGAAACTCGTGCGTAACCTATTACTCTCATATTTAATAATTTATTTGTTTATGTGACAAAAAAGCAGTATCTTTGCAGCCGATTTATGAAAGCTGCTTCAAATATAGTCTCACAAAAATCGTGCCAAAGGGGTCTTTTTATCAGAGAATATGAGTATTGTTTGCAAGTGCCTGCCAACCGTATTGGCTTTGAGGGCAATGGTGGTCCATTCTCGCTCATGCAGCTAAAGATACTGCAAGAGGTGATTACGTTGGTGGTGTTCATTGTCTTCTCTGTGGCGGCATTTCACATGCAAGTGAAGTGGAATCACATTGTAGCAGGTCTGTGCTTGATTGCAGCGGTGTATTTCGTATTCGGGTTTAAGTAGGGATTTTTTTGAGTCAAAAATACGCTTCGCTACAAAAATAACGCATGGGGGCAACAGGTATATAAATCCCATTTTTAAGACAACATAAACAACAATTGCGCTCGCCAACATGCGAGCGCTTTTTGTTTATTCTATTTCATTTCGGATACTTATTCTACAGGTACACCCAATACGTTGTAGGTCTTGCCTTTGTGGATGATGAGGAGTTGACCGTTACGGAGGAGTTTGTAGCAATCGGTCATTGGCAATGGGCTATGGGTGTTCTCTACCGATGTAGGGTCTTGGTTATAGACACAACCGAACGAGTCGTAGTCGGGATGGTCGGTAGTATAGAGGCAACTATCTTCGCGCCAAGCACAGAGCATGACTGAAGTTTGTGTATCGCTGCTATGGGCAGTTCTGCTTGGTGCAGCGTGAGCATCGCTTGTTCGTTTGGCAGCGTTATGCACGATACCGTCCACAGAGCCGAGACCTGCTAACCAGACTTTTTCTGCGTTTTCAGCAGTAGTGTTGGTATCATCGGGGAAGACTACCTCCAACAGCATTCGGCATGCGCCGTTCTCAAGGGTGTCTTTGCCTGTAACGACATGAGTATAAGTGGTTTCTTGAGGGTAGTTGTTGATACCTGCAAAGATTTCCACAGTGTCGCCTGGCTCCGCTGTGAAGTCATAGAGGACGTACTCTACCCCATCGCGGAGGAAGTACACGCGGTTGTCTTCGCCTTCGCCGAAATGCAGAGCCCCTACAAAGGACTTGGTAGTTGCAGTATCTTTGGTAGATTGGCGGGCAAGTTGGTAGTAGGTTTTGCCGTTAGCGACAATGGAGTCATTCTCAAGGGTATAGCTAAAGGTCTCAGCACGCACGATAGCGGAGGTACCGTCCATCTCTTTGGTTTCTACTTCTAACATATTCCACTGTGTAGGGGTAGGTCTGCCACCAATCTTTCCGTTCTTGGCATTGTCTTTGAGAGGTCCACGGTCATACTCGCACAGACACTCTGCATCCAAACGCTCCATTTCGGCATCGTCCATTTGATAGAGGAGTTGACCATTGCGACTAACACAAACTAACAAATCTCCTAAATAGCAAGTGGATATTGCTTCTGGTATTATTAATCCAAAGTAGTCTCCTCCGCCATATCCTTCACTAAGTATTCCTATTCCTTCTACATAAGTTATTCCACCGGCCCATTCCGTAGCCAAATGCCACGTTTTATACTCTTTACCATCTAACAAAGTAATAGTAGATATTTTATCTACAACCGCTTTATCCGTAGGTATGGTATCCATGAGCAAATCTCCATTCTCATCAATATCCACAATCACTCTGTAATCGACCACAGAAACTGCATATTCGGGATGAACACCATAATCCATTGCAAGTAGAGATATGGAGTCGCCTACTTCTAAATTCCAGTCATAAAGAACGAAATCTGTATCATAAGCAGCACTATATATTAACACCTGATTGTTTGCTTCACGTAGGAACCATTCTCCAACCCGTAAGTATGGTTTGCCGTTTATAATAACGATTTCACCCGGAGCGGTCAATGAAGAATAGTTATTTGAACACTCTGTATAGTGATGAAAAACTGTTCGCTGCAAGCCCCAAAGCGTTGGGAAGAGGTCTGCGGCATTCTGTTCTACAGCGTTGTATTCGCAACCATAATCACCTTGGTATAATTTGCTTATATATTGTAGTTCATCATTTTTATAAGCACAGAGAAGGTTACATCCAACGCCACCAACCCAATCACTACATGGAAGGTCTCCCATTAGGAATCCATCTGTGGATCCTACCCCCTCTATCCATTGCACAGGGCAACATTCAGACAGATAATATCCGTTCTCATCACACTGGTCACAATCAAAGTCCTCTTCAAGTTTGCATAATGGATATAGGGTTATCGTTTTGCGATTTGTAGCATCATCAACATCTACTTGATGAACAACTAATTGCTGACGCGCATTACCATAAAATGCTCCTACGATGGT